CGAGCCCGGATGAACTACAGAAACCTAACATTGTTAAGTGCCGTAAGGGAGGTGCCTTGTCAACATTGTGGAACGCAGGACGGGACTGTGTGCGCGGCCCATTCAAACCAACAGAGGGATGGGAAGGGTACCGGGATCAAGGCCCATGACTATCGGGTGGCAGCACTTTGTTATAAGTGCCATACGATGATTGATCAGGGGTCCTCAATGAGCAAGACGGAGCGCCGGGAGGCATGGGAGGAAGCCCACAGGGGAACAATCGGATGGTTGTTTGCTAACAATGTGATCAACGTGGTAAAGTGAAGCGTGTCTCCTCGGTGTAAAACCGTTAGCCCCTCCAGTAGGGGCTTTTTTTTACTCAAAACGCTTGCACACCAGTTTTCATCCGTGATACACTTCGCTTGTTGCTGTGGAAGGTAACGAAGAGAGGACTTACTCATGCATCTGGCCCCTAACGGGGTCTTCCACCGGATGCAGTAGTAAGTCCTTTTTTTTTACCCCACGCGACCGTACCCCCCGCGTTAGCAGCGCACTTGAATCGGTGGCTGGGGAGAGAAGACACCACACTGTTACACCCCCAGTAGTGGTCTTAGCCTGTCAGCGAGGGACTAAGGTAGTCAACGACAAAGTGGTGGGACCAAGGTCGTTGATGAATGAATCGCTGCCTCAAGGGTTGACTGGGACCAACTACCTATCGTTGGTCTGGGTCCGGAGTGGCGTCCTTCCACCCCTTGGGGAACTTTTGCTTCCGAAAGATATAGCAGGTGGTTGCGCGACGGGTCATCAGATGATATGATGGCCGTTCTTGATAACTTTGTGAGGGCATATGGAACTAGAACTAGCATCGATTCGGGTTGACGGAGGGACACAGTCTCGGTTGGAACTGAACCAAGAAGTTGTTACCGAGTACGCTGAACAGATGGCTGAAGGGGACGTTTTCCCTAACGTTATCGTGTTTCAGGATGGGGCCAACTACTGGCTGGCAGACGGGTTCCATCGTTACTTCGCGACCAAGAAGAACAAAGGCAAGACGATCAGTGCCGATGTTCAGGTTGGTACGCAGGAAGAGGCGATCCTGTTCTCGTTTACCGCGAACAGTAATCGTGGGTTGCGGATGACCTCGGCGGACAAACGTAACATTGTGATTCGTATGCTCACGAACCCTACATGGGGTGGATGGACGGATGTTGCGATTGCTCGCCATGTCGGGGTCACCAGCATGACCGTAGGGCGGGTCAGAAAGGGCCTGAATCCAGACACGCCAAAGAAGGAAAGGAAGGCCAAGGTCCCTAAAGAGATCTATCGTCCTGAGCCCGTTCAGGAGGATTCGAAAGTTCAGGAGTTGTCGGAGACTGTGGATCAGTTGGCCGAAGAGAACACTCGACTCAAGGACAAGATCGCGGTGGGTCAGTGGGATGCGACGGAGATCGAGAAGATTGATGTTGAGCAGTTGATCGCGGAGCTTCGGGAGCAGATCCGGATTCTCGAGATCGATAACAAAGCTCTTCGGGAAAGCCGTGATATGTATCAGGCTCGGAATGCCGAGTTGATGAAGGCTATGAAGAAATAGGGGGGTTTTGTGCAGACGGGTAACTAGGCTTGTAGATCTGAGTGTTACCTGTCGGAGTTAGAGGTCCCCTAAGGTTTTTTGCCTCTGACTCCTAGGACTGCCGCGTGGTGGGCGCGGAATCTACATTCCCACCGCTTTTACCGGTTTTACCGGTTTTGGTCAGCCAATTAGAAGAAGACACACATGGAACTTAGTTTGCGCGAGCATCAGACGCAGGTGATTGATGCTCTCAGGGAAGGATTCAGGAACGGGCATCGATCTCAGCTTTTGTACGCGCCCACGGGTTTTGGAAAGACTGAGGTAGCCATAGCCCTCATGAAGGCGACGGCGGAGAAACACAAGAAAGCCGCAATGGTTCTTGATCGATTGGTTCTGGTAGACCAGACCAGTTTGAGATTAACAAAGTACGGCCTCGACCACGGGGTGTACCAATCCGGGCACTGGAAGTACTCTCCTGCGGCCCCTCTTCAGGTTTGTTCAGCACAAACCCTAGAGAGAAGAGACGACTTCCCAAAGGTCGATCTTCTCATTGTGGATGAGTGCCACATATCCCGTAAGCAGACATCAGAATTCATCAAGAACAACCCCGACATCAAAGTCGTAGGTTTGACCGCGACCCCTTTTACTAAAGGTCTCGGAGAACTGTACTCAAACGTTGTTTGCGGGGCCACCAACGGGTGGTTGGTGGATAACCGGTGGCTTACCCCTTTAAAGGTTTACATAGCCAAGGAGATCGATATGACCGGGGCCAAGAAGGTCGCGGGTGAATGGTCTCAGGCGGAGGCTACGAAGAGAGGCAAGCAGATCACGGGAGATATCGTAGAGGAATGGATCAAGAAGACCCATGAGATCTACGGTCGGCCCCGAAAGACTATTGTTTTTTGTGCCGGGGTGGATCACGGGGCGGACCTTGTCAGGCAGTTTGCAGACAAGGGTTATAACTTTGTTAGCGTGTCTTATCGAGATAACGATGAGTTCAAGCGGCAGGCCATTGAGGACTTTGCGAAGCCTGATACAGAGATCAATGGATTGATCGCAACTGACATCCTGACGCGGGGTTTTGATGTGCCCGATGTGATGATCGGGGTATCGGCCAGACCCTTCAGTAAGTCTTTATCGTCCCATGTCCAACAGATGGGCAGGGTCATGCGCCCTTGTGAGGGGAAGGAGTCGGCTTTATGGCTCTGTCATTCGGGTAACTATCTTAGGTTCAGGAATGACTGGGATGAACTTTATGAAGATGGAGTAACAGAGTTATCCCAAGAAGGGGAAAAGGCAAAGAAGGAGCCCTCGGAGATAGAAAAGAAAGAGTCAAAGTGCCCTACTTGTGGGTTTCTTTGGCCTAAGGGGACGGATACCTGCCCCGCGTGTGGTCATGTGAGGTTGAGAAGGAATCAGGTGGCTGCGGTGGCAGGGCACCTAGAAGAGTTAGGAGGTGGAGTCAGGGTACAAAAGGACGAAAGGCAGAACTTTTACTCGGAACTGATCTTTATCGCTGGAAGCCGAGGCTACAACCCCAACTGGGCTAAACATAAATACCGCGAGAAGTTTGGCGTGTGGCCACAAGGTTTAACCGAGATCCCTCTGTACGCGAGTCAGAAGACGATGAGCTGGGTTAGAAGTCGCAACATTGCATGGGCAAAGGCAAATAAAAGATGAGATTTGAGGATTTCGCGAGGATGCACGGACTGATTTTGAATGACCTGACCCCTAATAAGTGGGTCGCAACAGCCACAGAGGATCACCCAAGATCCCAGAATGGGAGGTACAAGTTTCTCGGAACCATAGGGTGGGTTCAGAACTGGGCGACCATGACCAGCCCCGTAACGTGGAAGGATGGCAGTCAAACCCTAGGTATGGTTAGGGAGCAACTAGCCAAGGATAATCGTGAAAGGGAGAGGGCTCAGGCCGATGCCGCAGGTAAGGCTCGGTGGATCTTGGGGGAGACGATCCGGACAACGCACCCTTACCTTGTTAAGAAAGGGTTCCCAGACGAAGCCGGAAACGTCTGGGTTAAGGATGGAAAGAAGATCCTAGTGATCCCTATGCGGATCTCTAACCGGCTTGTGGGGCTTCAACTCATCGACGAAGAGGGGATTAAAAAGTTCCTCCACGGTCAAAGAACGAAGGGCGCATCGTTCCTGATGGACGCAAAGGGGTTCCCTATTTTTTGCGAGGGTTATGCGACCGGACTTTCGATTCGGGCGATCATGACCGCGTTGAGGATCCCCTATCGCATCTATGTGACGTTCAGCGCAGGGAATCTCCAAGAGGTAGCGAGGCAGGTAATCGGGGGGTGTATCGTCGCTGACAACGACTCTTCGGAAACGGGACAGAGAGCCGCTCTGAAGACAGGCAAACCATACTGGCTCTCTGACGCACCCGAGGAGGACTTCAACGACTACCACCTCCGGCTCGGACTCTTCCATGCTAGTTCATCTTTCCGGAAGTATCTTTTTTCACTAGGCCTGAAACTAACCTAATGAATCGAGCCTCGATCTGGCGAACCCTTTCCTTTGTAATGGAGTAGGGTCTACCGGCCTCGATCAGCGTCGCACCCTTGGATCGGGCATTCAGAATGTCCCAATACTTGTCTTTACTGTCGTCGCTGACCTGACGGTTGTACATGGCATCGAAGACTTCCCTAGATGGGAAATCAACAAGTTTATAGGGGTTAGAGCCCGATCCGGGAATCGGAACCTTACCCCTACCTTCTTTAAGCGTCATCATATTAAGTATCCAATGAAGATTAGGGTGACCCAGAATATCAGGGCCACCCAGACAATTACCCGATCATTCATCCATTAACTTCTGAATGTGCGGGAGCATTTCGTCGGGCCCAAAGCATTGAAAGACAATGCCCCCTCCGTACTCTTTACTTCTAAACTTCCGGCCCCCTATTTCATTGGCGAGTTTTACGGCTTTGTCGTATCGCTCCGCTAAGGTCAGAGAGTAATCGGGTTTTTTCTCGAAGGTCATCCAGTGGCAGACCCATCGAGAGTTACCGTTGATATCGTTCTTGATGTGCTTCCATTCCATTTCTTCAATGGTTCTCATTTTCAATCTCCGGTAAATAACTCTCTAGCGATTCGTCATGCACGTTACTTAGCAATTCATCAATTGCAAGAAACTCTCCATTTTCTATGTCTTCCTTTAGTTGAACATAGACACGTTCTAATAACTTTTCTCTAGTCATGATTCTTTCCCGTTATCTCCAACAATGTGATGGCGTAGTTTAGACCCAACTGGTAATTTAGCGGCAAATTCAGTAATCGCCTCGGCATCGTTTTTATGTCCTGTTTTTTGTGTGTTCCTCCATTGAATAGCCACATTCCCGTTGGCTCCGTAGCATCCGCCACCCTCCCCTACTTTAGCCTTTTGGGCTCCGTGGGCGACGAAGACAATGACATAGTCCCGTTCCCGAGCGCACAGGGGAGAGCCGTTCCCGCAATCGTTGCATGAGAACGATTCGGATAGTTCAGCGGGACATCTAACGAATTGAACCCCATGATGGATGGCAGGCCACTGTGTGCCGAGCGGAGCGGCATAGACTGCCGGTTGACCCCTACGAATGGCGGCGGCTGCGGCTCTGGTCGTGTCGCATGATGCGTTGATGGTGGTCTTTCCGGGCTTAGGCTTCGGCAGCACCCGCGCAGGGAAGTGGGAATAAGACCATGCAATCCCACCCCTCGGCACTGCGTTATAGACCGCCTCGAGGTATTCCTTGTCTACCTCAGTAGAGCAGGCTTCAGCGTGGAGCCCGCAGGTTTTGGGACAAGTTCCGAAGATAGACTTGTCCCCTGACCTGTAGGTGACGGCTATCGGCCCCGTTTTAGCGTTTCGGGAAACGGCTACGGTTTTTAACATTATGGCCTCCCATTCTGATCAACCCACCCCATGCCCACATAATCGGCAGGATCCTCAAAAAAGAATTCTTCGAGGATTGCTGGATACTCAAGGTTGCATTCGTTTTGAAAGGCATTGAATAGGTCTTGAATCGTGCAAGCGTGACTGTCCCAGTCGTGCCCCAGCCGGTCGCAATGATGATGTTGCTCGAGGGCCCCAGCCAGATCTGCGAGGGCGCACCTGATTGCATGAATTTGATCTGAGTTCATTGTGCTTCCTTGATGATGCCTGCGGCTTGCATTGCTTTCTTCCAATACTTCTTTTTCCTCGGATGGTTTTTCATCGAGAAATGAAGAGTCTTGTAAGAGTGCTCCCCGGTGCGGAAGTCGGTCTCTGGATCAGTTGAAAGCCATTCGAACATCGAGCCCGAAGGAGGATAGGACGAAGGGTTTCGAAACCCCTCGCGGGTCATCATCCAGACCAGATCCCTGAATCCGATGGGATCGTTCTCTGTCAGGAATCCGCCGGTATCCTCGGATGGATAGTCCTCTTCGTCATATGCGTACTTCTCTTCGATTGTGTGTATCAGGATCATTGTGTGCCCCGGTGAACGGACGAATGTGTCCGGCCATGTATCCCGTGAGATACATGACCTGAAACAATCAGGAATGGGTGTACCCGTCTACTTCAATCCCGAGCCACATCCCGCACCAGCGCACCATCGCGCAATCCCGCGTGGGGACAACAGAGCGGCGGAATTGAAGGTACGTCATGCCCTGAGGGTCTCGCGTCCAAACCCGATGCAATGCTTTGCGTTGTGCTTTGTTTAGCATTTCAGTACCCATCATCCCAGTCGTCGGGATAAGCCCCACCGCGAACGAAATCATCCGCGCCGGGAAGGTGCGCCAGAGAGACCTGCGGCTCCATCCAGCGGGATGACATGGTGGCGGTAGGGAATTCTTCCTTAGCGGCCTCGAGGGTCATGAAGGCGTCGAGGAACACTTTCTTGGGTTGACCGGCCAGAACGGACGATCGCTCATACACGCCCCAGCCGAATACGTCGAACCCATCCCCATGACGGGAATGCGAAATGGTGAAGTAGTCAAACGACATTGTTAACTCCGAGGTTGTTGAAAGCAGTTTCGATATCAAGGATCACGCTGGCCAGGACAGCCTGGCGGCTCCCTTTGTATCCCATTCCTTTCAGGATGGCGTAGCAGGAGCGCCCGCTCTTGGTCATGCCCTTCAACTCGAGGCTGAGGCCCGAGCGGAGCGTACAGAGGCGGAACAGTTCAATGTGATTGGGTTGGGATAACATTGTTGAGATCCAGTGGTTTGTTGCTGAACAGGGTGATGGTCATGGGTGTTTCACCCTCGACGACGATATCCACGAAATGCACGGGGCCATTCGTGCCCTGAATCGTGCGTGGGGTGACCTTGAAGTCGGTCACGCGATGCCAGAAGAGTGTGTTCATGATCGGGCCCCGAAGGGCCCCTCCTTTATTCGTCGGATTTAAGTGCTTCGATTACTTGATCTCTGGTCAGCCAGCCCTTCGACATTGCATAGTCAACCACCGTTGAGGCTTGGTAGTAGGTGTACCCTTCGATCCGTTTGATCTCATCGAAGGTTTGCGCGACGGCGGGTTCACAGGCGTCGAAAACCATTTTCTGAACGTTGGAGTCTTCAACCCCGCTCTGGCCAAACCAGACATGAGGTTGATCTTCAGCGTCTGACCACACTTCGACAAGTGTTCCCTTTTTGAAGACTTCGTAGGAGCGCCATCCGTACTTGCGGCGGCGATCCCATTTAAGGTTTGGTACGTCGTACCTGAGTCTGAACCAGCACGTTTCCATTTCGATCTCCTTGGTTACCGGGATACCCCGAACCCGTAGTCTGAGGGATCCCTGATTGACTGTCAAGCCCTATCGAACGATTCGTCCCATTCGAGTCCGAATCACGTTGATGTGGGTGCGCGGATAGCAGTCGATCCAGTCGCGGGCGTCGTCGGTCGTCCATGCGCGGTGGATGTAGACATGGCCCTCGGGGTCACAGATCGTGACGCGGTAGGGGCGGAGGATGTTGCGTAGGGCTCTGCGGATTGCTTTCATGGTGGTCTCCTTAGATGCGGATTGCATCCTGCTGCCCCGGCTCGCGAGGCAGTCGGATGGAATCAGAGGGTGACGGGCTCCTGCTCGACCTCGACGGTGTAGCCGAGGTTCTTGATTGCGGTGATGACCCAGTACGGGAGGGTCTTCGTTCCAGCGATGGTGGCGAAGGTCTGGGCGGCTTCGCACACTGGGTACACGGTGCGGCAGCCGTATACCTCGCGGACGCGGACGGTGATCTTCATGGTCAGACTCCGAAGGAGAGGATCAGAACGGTCAGGGCGACGATGGCGGTGCATTCGTAGCCAAAGAGCAGGGCGTTGTGCATGGTGTTCTCCTTACTGGGGGAAGAATAGGTATTGAACGTGTTGTTCTGCGAAGAGCCATGATTCACGGTCAACGACATTGGCGTCGTCGTCGTATCCCATGGTGCTGGCAAAGAAATCTTGTGCTGCCTGTTTCGCGCACTTGATCGCGGCGTCACGCTTGGACGCGGGCAGCCGATTGATCAGGGCGACGAGAGATTTGGGCATGGTGGTCTCCATAGTGGTCTCCGATGGGGCCCGGAGGCCCCGGTTGGGTTTAGGCTTCTTGAATGGTGACGAGTGTTCCGAAGTCGGAGACGGTGCTGGAGAAGTCGCCGTCTTTCGGTGGGCGACCGGACATCTCTTCGTAGCGGGCGGCAGCGGCTTCGCGAGTCTTGAACGACTTGACCGACTTGCCATCAACATCGCGGGTGATGACGATCCAGCCGGTCAGCGGGATGGGTGATAGATCGAACACCTCAGCCACGGCTGCGATTGCCTTTGCGGGGGTAGTGGCGTTGCCGATGTACTCTTCGAGTTCCCAGTCTTCGCAGCATTCGGCTACTTCATCCCAGCCTTGCGTATAGCAGGCGTTGGCGTGGTCTTTGACGGCGGTGATCAGGCTTGAGGTTGAATGCTTCACTTTGTGCTCCAGTGGGGCCGAAGCCCCGGTGTGGTTTGATGGATCAGTAGTTGTGAGGGATTGCGCCAGCGGCGGCAGCGGCTTTCTTCGCGGTTCGCTTGTCAGGCCAGTGCTCAGTACGGATGACGCCTGAGTTGACGGCAGCGGTCGCGGTGTAGATGATCGTCCAGCCTTCGCGGGTCTTGAACAAGTGTGCGTACATGGGATCCTCCTGTGCCCCGAGGGGCGGTTACGAAACGAGAGACTCCATTTCAGCACGTTAGGGATTGACTGTCAAGCACTAGAGGGACGAACGGCGGCAGCGGTAGAATCAGACCATGAACAGACCACAGAAACCGAAGGGAACGGAGCAGCCTGGGGCCGTCCAGGCGCGGCGACCAGCCAGGATGAGCAAGCGGGTCATCAGAGAGACGCTGGAAGCTGTACCGATTGATCGTGTGATCTTGGGAGCACCATCAGCAGGGACATTGACAGCGAAGCAAAGGAAGTTCGCTGAAGAGATCGCCATGGGAGAGACAAAGGCAGGAGCGTATCGGAAGGCGTACAACACGCAGTCGAGCGGCAAGGTTCAGAGCAACGAGGGGCAGAGGCTTGTAGCGAACCCAGTCGTGGCCATGCAAATTCAGGCGTTCAAGACTGCGGCGGAGGCGAAACGGTATGCAACACCAGCAGCGCTGCGTAACCTTGTGATCGAAAGGCTCACCGCAACGGCCATCGACGACGACATTGCACCGGCTCAACGGCTGCGGGCTCTCGAACTACTGGGCAAGGTGACAGAGGTGGCAGCATTCACGGAGAGGCGTGAGGTTGTCACGGTGACAGACAGTGGATCACTTCGTGAACGGCTACTCGAGACGCTACGCACTGCGATCACGACAGACACGAAGGTCATGCAACGGCTGCGGGCAGCGCAGGCAGTGGACGTGGAGGCGGGAGGGGGTGACGGCAGCGCAAACGCGCACGACGGCGACGCACCGGGGGGGGAGGGGGACGGATCGGCGTCGTGCCTGCCCCCGCCTATGCTTAGTAATCCCGACCTTCAATCTCCCACTTTTAACAAAGTTACCCCCCATCAAAACCCCGACCCCATCGAAAATAAAATTGTTACCAAAAATCCGTCTCTTAACAATGTTAAAAAACACAACATTGTTAACGTAGACGAGGTGGAAAATGTTAACAAAGTTAAAAAACACAACATTGTTAACGACGAGTCTTAACAAAGTTAGTTAACAAAGTTAAAAAACACAACAATGTTAATATGACCCCTGCACAGAAAGAAATGTACATGTTGTTAGATGAGTGGTGGAGGCGCTATGGATTTGGCCCTACTATTGACGATGTGATGTATGTGACTGGGAGGAAGAGTCGGGGTGGGGTATATAGGACGATGAAGGCTTTGGTGAAACTAGGAGTCTGCGTCCACACCCCAAGAGGCCATCGCTCCATCCGGCCCAAGACTATAAGGTTGCGTAATCTTGAGTGATGACGATCTGTTAAATTTGTTAAAGGATCCTTCTATCCTGTCATCTCTCTTAGAAAGTTTGGGGGATGCGGATAGGGAGCATCTTTTACAAGTTGCCGGGGATTATCAAACGGCGGTAACTAGGGAAAGGGGAGCAGATGAGTTCTTAGAGTTCGTCAAAGCTATGTGGCCGGGGTTCATCTCGGGCAGGCATCACATTGTTATGGCGAAGAAGTTTGAGGAGATCGCCTCTGGAAAGTTAAAGAGGTTGATCATCAACATGCCTCCTAGACATACGAAGAGTGAGTTTGCAAGTTACCTTCTACCTGCTTGGTTCTTGGGGAAGTATCCAGATAAAAAGATTATCCAGTCGTCCAATACGGCAGATTTAGCTGTGGGTTTTGGTCGAAAAGTGAGGAACTTAGTGGGCGGAGAGGCTTATACGAAGATCTTCCCTAATGTGAGTCTGAGGCACGACTCAAAAGCCGCAGGAAGGTGGTCCACTAATAAGGATGGTGAGTACTTTGCTATCGGTATCGGAGGGACTGTTACGGGAAAAGGCGCAGATCTCTTAATAATTGATGATCCTCACTCCGAACAAGAGGCCGCGTTAGCTGCGAACGACCCTTCTATCTACGATAAAGTGTATGAATGGTTCACATCCGGTCCAAGACAACGTCTTCAGCCGGGAGGAGCGATTGTTATCGTCATGACCCGATGGGGCAAGAGGGATCTTACGGGTCAAGTTGTTAAGGCTGAAGCTCAGAGAGGCGGAGAAGGGTGGGAAGTCATCGAGTTTCCCGCAATCATGCCGTCCGGTCTCCCACTCTGGCCTGAATTCTGGTCATTAACAGAGTTAGAAGCCCTAAGAACCGAGCTTCCTAACTCAAAATGGCAAGCTCAGTACCAACAAAGCCCTACTTCAGACTCTTCCGCTCTTATTAAGAGAGAGTGGTGGAAGATTTGGGAAGAGGAACGACCCCCTCCGATAGATTTCATCTTAATGGCGTGGGATACGGCCTATGAAAAAAATAATCGAGCCGACTACTCGGCCTGTACAACATGGGGCGTGTTCACTCATCCCGATGACGCGGGGGTAGAACAGACGAATGTAATTTTGTTAAACGCCAAGCGAGATAGGGTAGAGTTTCCTGAGCTAAAAAAGTGGGCGATAACAGAGTTCAAAGAGTGGGAGCCAGACTCGGTGATTATCGAGAAGAAGGCTTCAGGGGCTCCTCTTATCTATGAGCTAAGAGCTATGGGGATTCCTGTTCAGGAGTTCACCCCGGTAAGAGGAAACGATAAGATAACAAGGGTGAATGCTGTTTCAGACCTGTTTGCCTCAGGTAGAGTATGGGCTCCGGACAAAAATTGGGCTGAAGAAGTGATAGATGAGGTCGCATCATTCCCCTCAGGGGATCATGACGACTATGTTGACACCGTATCTTTAGCCTTGATGAGGTTTAGAAAGGGCGGGTATATTCGCACTCAACTAGACGAAGAAGACGAGATTCCACAATTTCGCCGTCGAGTTGAATACTACTAAGGATAGTTATGTTAGACAAAGCTCTGTATCAAGCTCCCGTTGGGTTGAGCGAGTTGGGTGATGAAACTTTTGAGATTGAAATTGTTGATCCAGAAATTGAGATTAAAATTGATATTGAAGAAGAAAACTTTGGAGCCAATCTAGCTGAAGGAATGGACGAGAGTGAGTTGGCTAACATTGCTGATGATCTTCTTGCAGACTTTCAATCTGATATAGATGCCAGAAAAGACTGGATGCAGACCTACGTTGATGGGATTCAACTGTTGGGTTTGAAGATTGAAGAAAGAACAGAGCCTTGGCCGGGGGCTTGTGGGGTTTATCACCCTATCCTTTCAGAGGCTTTAGTTAAGTTTCAATCCGAAACTATTATGGAAACCTTTCCTGCTCAGGGTCCGGTAAAGACTCAGATTATAGGAAAAGAAACCTCAGAAAAGAAAGAAGCCGCCCAACGAGTTCAGGCGGACATGAACTTTCAACTAATGGAGAACATGCCTGAATATAGACCCGAACATGAAAGAATGTTGTGGGGGCTAGGAATGTCAGGCAATGCCTTTAAGAAAGTTTACTTTGATCCCACTCTCCAAAGGCAAGTCTCTGTTTACGTTCCGGCTGAAGACATTGTTGTTCCTTATGGGGCATCAAGTCTTTTGACCTCGGAACGAGTCACGCATGTAATGAGGAAGACTAAGAACGAGCTAAAGAAGTTACAAGTTGGAGGGTTTTATCTAGATGAAGATTTGGGTGAACCTGCTGAAACTTTTGACGATGTTGAAAAGAAGATTGCTGAGAAGATGGGCTTTAGGGCTGACTCAGATGATCGGTACAAACTTCTTGAGATGCATGTTAACTATGACCTTCCCGGATATGAAGACAAAGAAGACGGGGAAGAGACAGGCATTGGGTTGCCTTATGTAATTACGATTGAAAAAAACACTCAAACAGTTCTTTCAATCCGTAGAAACTGGAATGAGAATGATCCTCTTAAACAAAAGAGGAATCACTTTGTTCATTATGGATACATTCCGGGGTTTGGGTTTTATTGTTTTGGAATGATCCATCTGATTGGGGCGTTTGCCAAATCAGGTACATCATTGTTAAGACAGTTAGTTGACGCGGGGACGTTGGCTAACCTTCCCGGAGGGTTTAAGACTAAGGGCCTTAGGATTAAGGGAGATGACACGCCCATAGCCCCTGCCGAGTTTAGAGACGTTGATGTCTCATCTGGCTCAATCAAAGACAACATCATGACGCTTCCATATAAGGAGCCAAGTCAGGTGTTGGCTGCTTTGATGGATAAGATCATTGATGAAGGAAGAAGGTTTGCTAGTGCGGCGGATTTGAAGATTGCCGACATGTCCGCGCAGAGTCCTGTTGGGACTACTCTAGCTATCCTAGAACGCACGTTAAAGATCATGACGGCGGTTCAGGCTCGGGTCCACTACTCCATGAAACAAGAGTTCAAGCTCTTAAAGGAGATTATTAGGGATTACACGCCAGAGGACTATGACTACGAGCCGGAAGAAGGGCCACCTATGGCCAAGAAATCCGACTACGACATGGTGGAGGTTATCCCTGTATCGGATCCTAACGCTGCCACAATGTCCCAAAAAGTTGTGCAGTATCAGGCTGTTCTACAGTTAGCCCAACAAGCTCCACAACTTTATGATCTGGCTCAGTTACATAGACAGATGCTTGAGGTTTTGGGAGTTAGAAATGCAAGTAAGTTAGTTAAGATTGAAGAGGATCAAAAGCCAAAGGACCCTATATCAGAGAATATGGATGTGGTTCGCATGAAACCACTAAAGGCTTTTGCATATCAGGATCACAAAGCTCATATTGCTGCTCATCAATCGTTTATGCAGGACCCAATGACTGCACAAATGATTGGGCAGAATCCGCAAGCCCAACAAATGGGAGCTGCTATTCAAGCGCACATTGCAGAACACTATGCGTTTGACTATAGAAACATGATTGAGCAACAGGTTGGGGGGCCGCTGCCTCCTGCTGATTCGGAAGAGCCTTTGCCGGAAGAGTTTGAAACTGCTTTGTCTAGGATGGTTGCTCAAGCTGCACAACAGTTGACTCAGCAACATCAAGCAGAACAAGCACAACAACAAGCTCAACAACAACAACAAGATCCAATTATTCAAATGCAACAACAAGAGTTGCAATTGAAAGCGCAAGAGAACCAAAGGAAAGCGCAGAAAGATCAAACTGATGCTCAACTCAAAATGCAGCAACAGCAAATTGAGCAGGAAAGAATTGCCTCTCAGGAAAGGATTGCAATGGAACAGATTCAATCCAAAGAGGAGCAAGCCGGAGTGAAAATGGGCATTGACGCAGCAAGGAAACCAAATGGCAAATGATGTTTTAACGTATCTTGAAAACAAGATACGACAAGAGATACAGATAGCAACAGATGACGTTGGAATGGGTTCATCCAAGTCATATGATGAGTATCGGTATTACTGCGGAGTGATCCGTGGGCTTTTAATCGCTGCTAACTATGTTAGCGAAACCAAAGATAGATTGGAGGAAATGGATGAGTGAAATCCTAATCGGCTCAAACCCCGATTGTCCGGATGAGTTTACGGTTCAAGCTGAAGATAAGGCATCGCAACTGCCTGAGCCTTCGGGTTACCGCATTTTGTGTGCAATCCCTGAAATGGACGAAACATTTGAGAACGGGATTGTTAAGGCAGACATCACTAGGCAGCACGAAGAGTTGCTTACTACGGTGTTGTTTGTTGTCAAACTTGGCCCAGATTGTTACGCCGACAAACAGCGTTTTCCAAGTGGTCCTTGGTGCAAGGTAGGTGATTTTGTGTTGGTGCGTCCTCACGCGGGGACCCGGATCAAAATTCACAATCGCGAGTTCAGGATCATCAACGATGACAGTGTTGAGGGGACGGTTGACGATCCTCGCGGCATTTCACGCAAATAGGAGTGGGTATGGAAGAGAACTTAGACATCTCAAACGAGATTGAGATTGAGATTGAAGACGACACTCCTGTAGAGGATCGTGGACGAGAGAAGCTGCCTGAAGAAATCGTCAAAGAGTTAGAAGCTGACGAGCTTGAGGATTACTCGGACAAAGTTAAGACTCGTCTAAAGCAGATGAAAAAGGTCTGGCATGACGAGCGGCGAGAGAAAGAACAGGCGGAGAGGGAGCGTCAGGAAGCTCTTACCTTGGCCCAAAGGTTTTTAGAAGAGAACAAACAGCTAAAAGCTAAAGTCTCTGGAACTGAAACAGCTTTGGTGTCTAAGTACAAAGAGTCCGCGCAACGGCAGTTTTCTGATGCTAAACAAGAGTACAAAGAAGCTTTTGAATCTGGTGATTCCGAAAGATTGGTAGAAGCACAACAAAAGATGTCTTCTGCCAAAGAAATTTTGGATAAAACAGAAAGATATAAACCTACCCCTGTACAAGAACAAGAAATTGTAGTAAATAGTAGTCCAAGCAAGTTGGAATCTAAAACGGCTGCGTGGCAAGAGCGCAATCCTTGGTTTGGATCTGATAAGCTAATGACTGCTTTGGCATTGGGATTGCATGAAGACTTGCTTGAGAAAAACGGGCAGTCTTATAACAATACCGATGAGTACTGGCGTGACATTGACAAAACAATGCGTGACCGGTTTCCAGAACGGTTTAAACGGGATTCCCGTACAGAATCACGGCAAACCACCGTGGTAGCCCCGGCAACTCGTAGCATGGCCCCCAAAAAAGTCACGCTAACGAAATCCCAGCTTAACATTGTTAAGAGGCTTGGGGTAACACCTGAACAGTATGCTCGTGAATTTTTGAAACTGGAGTCTTAAAATGAACCGTACACCGCGTGAAATTGAAGATCGTGAACTTTCATCCCGTCCCAAGTCATGGGCACCTCCGGAGGTTTTGCCGGAGCCGGACAAACAACCGGGGTATGCGTATCGTTGGATCCGGGTTTCGACCCTAGGCCAATCGGATCCGCGTAACGTGTCAGCCAAGTTGAGGGAAGGTTGGGAGCCGGTCATGCTTGAAGAGCAGCCCAAGTTTCGTCTTTTGTCAGATCCAAATAGTCGATTCAAGGACAACATTGAGATTGGTGGATTGTTGTTATGCAAAACCCCTCAGGAGTTTGTGGACCAGCGTGATGCTTTTTACGCAAAGAAAGCAAAAGATGAGGCGGAAGCAGTTGACAGCACTTTGATGCGCCAGAGTGATCCGAGGATGCCGATGTTTAAAGAGCGGAAATCTTCGACTAGT